ATGGCAGCAGCTACCTTTGATGATGTGATTACTCGCCTTCGTGAAGAGGGTAATCTCAATCGTAACAGTGGATCAAACTCACTTAAGTCTCTTAAGTCGGCAGTCCTTCAGACTGATAAGACTTTTAGGGATGGTTTTGGACAGCTGCTTGATTTCTTTCAGGGTAACTCACTCAAAGATCTTGAAGCAAAGCGTGAGCAAGATGAATTCAATAAGGATCTTCTTGATGCACTTGAGGATCTAAAAGGTGGAGATACTCCTACGTCTGCTCCTGCTCCTACTGATAGTGGTGGCGGTGGATTACCGTTACTCCTTGCTGGTTTAGCTGCAGCTATCGGCGCAGCAATTGGTGTTGTTAAAGGTCAGCTTGACGCAATTAAAGCATTTAAGCTTATACCTAATCTTGACGACTTTAAGGCAAAACTATCATCAAACATTAAGGGTATGCGATTAGGGATCGCAATGCAAATGGAGTTATTTAAGGCTTCCGTTGCTGAATCCTTAACGAGCGCAAAAAATGCGCTTAAGAGTGGGATCACTAGAATTGGCTCAATCTTTACACTAGGAGATGAGGGTAAAGATGTAAGTCGTATTGGCTCAGTGATAAAATCATTCACTGGCTATATCAGAGGTTTGATCGTTCCATTCGAAGAAGCAGGTAAGGTTATAGTTTCCATTGGCGAGTCAATCGCTAACAAACTAAGGCCTGCTATCAACGCAGTACAAGGTGGCTTTTCTACGGTTGGTACTTATCTTGATGACTTTAAGGCAATCGTATCAAGAGTATCCGCTGTCGTAGGTAAACTTTTTGCACCAATCGCAATCATTATGACATTATTCGATACCGTTAAAGGTGCGATTGATGGTTATGCCGAAGGTGGAATCCTCGGTGGACTTGAAGGAGCAATCGTTGGGTTCTTTACTTCATTAGTAACGAAACCTCTTGATCTTGTAAAGAGCGCAGTTGCATGGGTACTTGAAAAGTTTGGATTTGAAAATGCGGCTAACGTTCTATCAAGCTTTAGCTTTACTGAGTTGTTCACTAATATGATTAATGGTATATTTGGCTTCTTTAAGTCAGTTATTAATTGGGTTAAGCAACTGTTCACTGATCCTGTTGCTGCATTACAGGCTCTGTGGGATAATCTATTAAGTGGTTATGATTCGCTTATGAGTTTCTTTTCTAGTATTATATCAGCTCCGATCAATTGGATCATGGATATGTTTGGTTGGGGAGATCCAGAAAAACCATTTGACCTTTGGGAATTCGTAAAGGGTATTCCAGGAAGAATCTGGAATTGGATAACTGGTATGTTTACCTTGTCTGATGAACAGCTTGAAGGTTTGAGTGGTGCCATGGATATGGTTAAAAAGTTTACTCAAAAGATACTAAGATACATTCTTCCAGATCCCGATGGGGACTACGGTTGGGCAGATCCTCGTAAGTATCTAGTGAATTTTATTCCATCGTCCATATATGAATACGCAGGTCTAGATCCATACACAGGAGATGCAATGGGTGAAATGGGTATTGATGGACCAAGCGAGGGTGGAAGTGCGATTCAATCTGGTCTGGAATTGCAAAACGTCTCTGCGGAACAATCTGCTCTTAATGACGCAAGGGATAGATATATGAATGTCATCGGTGGATCCACAAACGTACAAACCGTTAATAATAATCAAACGACTATTGAACCATCTCCAGGTCCTGCTTTGCCACCTGAAGATGAACTAAATACTTTTGCTAATTCACGTCGCCGCCGTCGTCGCGGATAAAAAAAGGGGGATCATTGCGATCCCCCTCCAAACTAACTAGCGGTTTTGTGTAGGGCGGTGTTACCCTTGTTTACCCTTTCGCTGCTAGTTTAGCAAAGTAACTCAACGTGTCATCATCATTATCATTATCAGTTGACGTTGGTTCCTCTGCGACCCGCATTTCTGGTTCAGCTGCCTTTTGGAAGGAAGGAGAAGGAGCAGTTGTATCCAGAGTTACGGATTCTGCGGTGGTAAGAGGTTGACCCTCCTCACCTAAGACTCGCATCAGCTTAGCTTTCAGCTCGTCATAAGTCTTATAGCTTTTCGGATCGAGGAAATCCTGTAGGCCATAGGCTCGGTTGTAAACAGCTTCGAGTTGATCCTCGTCACCGTTCATTAGTTGGCTTGGGGAAGCGAACTCTGATTTATCGTAGTTTGGGTAACCCTCAAACATACGAATCTTCAGTTTGAAATCCGCACCGTCCCAGAAGTCAAATGGGTTAATCGGATCCTCGTCTTGGAACTGAGGTTGCATGACATCCATGATCTTATCAAAGATCTTCTTGCCAAACTTGTAAAGGAATACTTTCCCTTCGTTCTCTGGATTAGCAGGATCGCTAACCACAAGAACATTGGCAACATGATGTAGACGACGTTTGCGATCGCGAGCGGTCGCTTTGTCCTCGTCACGTCCAGAGTTCCACAACTGTGAGTTCATTTCGGATACTGGATCCTGCTGACCAATAGAGGTCAACGAGTTCTCAATATACCATAGACCTGTCGGTCCCTTGAACCCATGATCCCAATAACGAACCCAGGGGAGATCCTCGCCCTCTGGTGCTGGTAGGAAACGGATTACTGCATAGCCATTGCCAGATTTATCTCGCGTTGGCTTCCAGAAACGATCGTCCACATAGGACTTCTTTTCTCCGCCACCTGCAGCTTCTGCTGCTTGGACCAATTTTGAGATATCTGCGCGGTTACGCTTAAGGTTTGCAAAAGACATATATTTTCTCCTAGTATGTTTTTGTATTGCTGGATTATCCACTGAATGTAGTACTATTATACCACAAACTCATCATAATGTAAATACCTTTAGCACAACTTTTTTCATTTTTTCCAAATTAGGATTTACGAAAAAGCCGTACTTCCGGATCTTGCGTGAGACATCAGGCCATACGATGGTCTCACTTATTTGACGATCTGCTCTGCTCATGAATCGCGTTAGCTTATCAAGAATGACCACAGTTTCAATGCAGATCGTTCCACTAAGGTATTCCGATATAATCAACGGATGCTGACCATTATCGGAAACCAGTAGTTCGTCGAAGGAGTTAACCTTGTCGGATAGATTATTTATATCCTGTTCAAAGGTATAGGACAGAGCTTGGTTACGCTTCTGCCACTCCTCATAATTCCTATCATCGCTCATCATGTCGCCAACCCACTTTGAGTCGGACACGAACTGCGATGCGTAAAAGTAAATCAGATCGTTTGGATCATCGAACCTCCGTGCTAGTTTAGCAAAGAAGTACTTATCCTTTCGTTTCCAAAACGACTGAGGTTTTGCTGACGTCTTGTAGTTATACCGAGGAGCCTCATACTTGTCGTCCTCAAAGTGTAGCTTCATCGCCATGTAATATCTAAAAGCATCAAACGGTTCCATACGAATCATCATATCGGTAATTGGTTTCCATTGCTTTTCATTAATCGCAATGATACTGCTTCTGCTTCGATCTTATCCTTAAGGATTGGGCCAATAAGGTTATTAATCTCACCTGGGTCTAGTTCCCTATCAGTACAGACATCAATGACTGCGTCCATGTAAGACATATTCTTTTCTTCGACCTTCGTCTCGACGAGTTTGCTAAATCGCTTTTTTGTTAGTATTTGTTCTAGTGACATTATTCCTCCCATCTATAAAATATATGATCGTCAACTCTCATGATACGACGTAAACTGTCAGCCCAATAGGGAGTAACGTTCTTAGCGTGGTAGTGAGTTGCCCCATTTGTTAAATCTTCATACGTACCATACAATGAAACGGCCTCTGTGGCTCTTTCCTGTGCAGTATCCCACAGCTCATCATTCTTTGGGGCATCAGAGAGCCCATCACAATACCAACTGAACTGGCATTTGTGCCGTTTAGGGAATCCAGTTGAGTCTGTAGGACCTTGTTTGATAACAGCACACGCGTTATTCGGATATCGTTCATCTCTGATACGATTAAGAACAACATGAGTCACTGCTATCTGACCAAGGTGCGATTGGTTACGAGCCTCAAAGTAAATGTTCTTGGCTATACACTCCATGTCTGGAGCGGTTAGACCTAGGGCTGCAGTTACAACGGCCTCAGCTATTAAATGCTTCATGATAAAGTTTTTATCTCACTCTCTAAACGAGTCATCTCATCCTTAACCATTAGCTTTTGGATCTTCATTGACTTAATGAATTTTTCAGGAGCACGCTCTCCTTCAAGAGCTTTGATCCTATCGTCTATATCCTTATGCTTTCGCTGTAAAGATTCTAGTCTTGCATCTAAACTCATTTGTCCATAACCCTTAGCAATAACGTTTCGGCATTGATACGACCGTTTGGTTTGGCCGTCTTTGTGGTAAGTTTAGCCCAAGCATTATCGATTTGCTTCGGCGTCTTACCGAGAATAATGGGTAGGAAATCCTCTGGTGTTCGCAGACGGACTGACCTACTCAACCCTTCATCAAATTTCTGTAGGGTAGTACCCTTTACCTCGAAGCCTGTTGTTGAGTAACTTACGTACTCAGACAATGTGCGAGTCTTTTGATTAAACGTATAGAGTCGCATAGCTCCAGGTACCGTGAGCGGATTGATGGAGAGTAGTTTGTATTCTCGTGATTCCTTACAGAACTTGAGATACTTAATCTGTGAATCGTTGGATCGTGCTTTAGGAGTACGAACCTTACGAGTGGCTTTTGCACGAGCCTTGAGTTTGTCAAGATCGGCTAGCATATCATCACACGCCTTAAGTCGACGCTTTAGCTCAGGACGCTTAAGGTGGCTATAACCCTCAACGGCTTGTTCACACTTCTTGTGATACGCATCATAGTAATCAAGATGCCAACCATCAATGAACTTACGAACGATCTCAACAGCTGCACCCTTGAGGTCATACTTAAGGAATAGGTTGTACAGATCAATGGTAGTTTTCTTACCTTGGATCCATTCGTCCTCTAGAGTATCCACGTCCTCCATGACTGTATTGTATACCTTCTCACGAAGTAGCTCTTGAGGAGTCTTACGAACCACTACGGGTTTGCTATCCTCTTCAGCTTTTTTCTCAACGATGACAGTTTTGCCATACTCGATTGCTTCAGAGATACGGTTGGTC